CCATTCCTGCGCATTGATATAGTCAAGTAGAGGGCGCGTCATCACGAAATCCGCGTCCCACCGAAATGTCCATGTGTACCGAGCCTGTTCGGCACACCAGTTTGAATACCGCACGAAGCTGTGATCGGAGTTCGCGTCGGTCGCCAGCGTTTCGTACCCTGCTCTAGATATCGCGTGATCATAAAGTACAATCCGAACATGTGGATTCTCTTTCGCGAGGAAATCAGCGATCTCTGCGCTCCGGTCGGTACATCGATGAAGCACAAGAACTATTTCGTAAGGAATCGTCAGAGATATCAGGGACCTTACAGAACGAGCAAGGACCTTTTCTTCGTTGCGTATGCGGACGATAAAACTTATACCCGCACCAGAATCCTCCATTTACGTATCCACGAACGATAGTATGTAAATGGAGTCTTCCGTGACTCCCGTTCCCATTCGTCTCCACATTCTGGCTCTACCGCATACCGTCACGAATGACGATTTCAGTCATTGTGCGTATACGGGAAAGGTCCTGCGGTTCCCCGAGATGATGATGTCTCGTGGATTCGAAGTGTATCATTACGGTATCGAAGGATCCACCACAAACGCTACCCGAGATGTTCAGTTGATGACGCGCGATGAGTGGGATTACTTCCGCGTTCAGTCGTACAAGTTCCTCCACCCCGAGATTTCCCATGACAATGCCGTAAAGCATCTGGCCGATCACAAATCGTTTATCGGAGATCTGGGGAACTGGTCAACTCCTCTCTACATTGAGTTCAACGATCGTCTACGCCCGCTTCTACAGGCAAACTACCGCTCGCCCACCACGGATATCGTGTGTGTCCCGTTTGGAACATCGCACGATCGGGCCTTGAAGGATCTCAATATGGTGGTATGTGAGAGCGGGATTGGGTACAACGATTCAACCCGTAACTACCGCATTTTCGAGAGTTATGCGTGGCTCCATCACGAACTCGCGAAGTCGGGGAAGTGGGGGCAGAATTACTGGTTCGTGGTTCCCAATTACTTTAATGCCCGCCACTGGCCTCTCTCCCTCACCCCCAAACTGAATACGGTTGGATTTTTCGGGAGGATCTACGACGGCAAGGGGTGCCATATTGTGACGGAAATCGCGTCGCGTATGCCTCATGTCCAGTTCATTCTGTGCGGCCAGGGAAATCCCGAACCGTTCATGAAGTATCCCAACATTGTCTATAAGCCTCCGATCAGCGGAACTGAGCGAGGAGAGTACTTGGGGTCTCTCACGGCTCTGCTAGCACCCACGATGTTTATTGAACCTTTTTGCGGCGTTGCGGTAGAAGCACAGATGTGTGGAACTCCCGTACTAACACAGGATTATGGTGCGCAGACAGAGACGGTGGAGAATCTTAAGACGGGGGTTCGCTGCCATACGCTACAGGATTATGTACTGGGCGTACAAATGGCAGTAACCGGAAAGTTTGATCGGCAGTATATCCACGAACGTGCCGTCAAGCTGTACGACATGTTCGAGGTAGGGAAGAAGTACGAGTATGCGTTCCGGAGTATTATGGATATCCATAGCGGTGCGAACGGATGGTATTCCCAGACATCGCACCTAGATGCTCTGAATGAATTCCCAGTGTAGGTACTCGCAAATACGTTTCCAGATCGCATCGTGCTGAATCAGCCGATCGCGGGATTTGAGTAGCGGGAAGTGGACCTTGTACTCGTCCAGCTCCAGCAGCTCCAAGAATTTGTAGATAATGTAGGAATACGACAGAAAGTTCCGGCGCTCGTCGGGACAGTATAGAAGGTAGGGAGCTTGGACTTCCTGAAACATGGCCCGAATCTTGTCCTCGATCTCGGGCGTAATCGTCGGAGGAGGATTACCGTTCAGGCGCGACAGGATATGTGCCGCATGCTCATAGTACCGATTGCGTCCCAGCTTCTTGAGGATTTCGCGGATATTCTGTTCGGTCAAGAGCGCGATATTCTCAATGCGCCGCTTCCTGATTTCACAAATCACTTCATTCATCACATCGTCGGGAATCTCCGTGCTTTCCTTCGCCTGAAACTGGTTCAGAATCTCGTTGAGGTGATTCTGTTTCTTGTACGCATAATTATTGCGCTCCTTCGGCGGATCACGGAAACTCGGGAAGTCGGAGACAACGAGGGCATACTCTTCTGAACCACACTTGGGACAGACGAGAATACCTTCGGACGTAATTTCTTCGCGCGGAATGTTGCATGGTGCACAATGCTCAGACATCTTCTTGATATTGTCGGCATTCTCGGCAATGTTCAGACCGTTGGATAGACCGCGACGGGACATATACTCGTCAAACATCTTCTTCTTCGATGGACCCACTGCGGTTTCAGTAATTGAAAAAAGTTTATCGAATGTTCCCTGAGCAGTTGCGCCCATATCAATTTTCGATACGGTCTTCTTCTGAAGAGGCGCATAGTAATCCAGCATGATATCACCGCTATCCAGGTAATATTTCTGAATATCGTACTTCTCAACTGCCCGCAACTTCTCGTCTTCCAGAAGAATCAACTCTTTCTGAAGGCGAGTCGATCGCATAACGTCCGAAAACTCGAACGGGTCAAACACTCCCGACAAATCAACCTTGACTTTGATGATTTTCTCATCGAGTACTGCGATTGCCTCCGTGGATGTGCGGGTGTGTAGATCTTCAATATGACGCTCATGAAGGGAATCTAAGGTCCCGATTTGGTCACGATTCTTTCCTCCACCTCCTTCGCGAGACTTTTTCACCTTGAATACATCTGAAGACATACGACGGTTCTATTATCACTCTGGGACGACCACCTGTAAGCCATTATTTCATGACGATGTAGGCAAGAACGCACGCGAGCGCAACTCCCCACAGGGTGAACGAAAGGGTATCAGGTTGGTAGACAACATCGTGGTTGATACGATACGTGTCGGAACGATAATCGGCAAACTTTTCTGTGGCGGTTTCACTCTCAACAAGTTTAGCCGCGGGTCCTTCGAACTTCGCCTGATTTGAGGCAACGCGGCATCCGGCCCCGGGAGGAGGAAGACCCATATTCAGTTCAAGCGACGGCGTCAAGAACTGGGTGTCGGACGTATTGATTCCGCCATTCGTATCGACTACGGGACATGTATACGCCTTACAGGGAGGAATGCCGTCGGCCACCAGTCCGTTCATAATCTTCAGGGGATTCATCGACGCCAGATCGCCGCCCATCCCAGGAATTAGTCCGTCCATACCCGACCCTTCAACCGCCCGCTGGAAACTGACTCCTAGAACTCCCGCGGCATCATCTCCACCCATGTAATTGTTGACGTACGTCGACCGTTTCACAACCTTTCCCCCGGGCGCCTTACAGTATCCTCCCGTATCCCGAAAAAACTGGCTTCCAACTTTTGGGCCTTCAATAAGGTTTCCGACGTACCCACGCACTGCCCCAATGTTGGTGGACACCTGGTCAAACGATCCGTCAGACGACACACCTTTCTGGGCAGGGGACTGGATCGTTTGGAGGTAATCGAAGGACGGACCCAGAACCACATCCATTCCCGCATTCATGGCTCCAATAGGATTATCGTTCGCGTGTAGGACAGAGCTTTGAACGTTTGCCCACATGCTTACCTCCTCTTCTTATGTTTTCGGATGAGACGCAAATTCTAGCAGTTGACGCCGGAAGGCGGAATTCGTAAGGATACACGGACGCTGACGGGCCACCGATTCAATCAGTTTCATCATCGGGATTCCGAAACGTCGATGGACGTAAGCGATGGCCAGAGTGGCCGACCGATTCATTCCTGCGTGACAATGAACATAGACATTTCGGCAAGCAGGGTCTCGAAGATAGATGTCCATAGTCTCTTCAAATCTCGGATAGAAATCACGAATGATTTCAGTCTGTTCAGTATCTTCGGCACCCATACACGTGTACCGAGGACCTAGATGTCGGCGGGCCCAGAATGGACACGCAGTCTCGTCGGCACAATTGACGATGTTCGTCACTGAATATATCCTCATGAACCGAGGGGTCATGTGTGTTCCGGGACCAAGAAGAATGCGATCAAACACAACTGCGATTGGATCGTATATGGGTCCGCGAGACCGTGTTCGATAAGGGGCAATAATTGCCTCGACCTCAGACATGTTATTATACCACAGGAACGTTTACCTATCCGATTTTTCGTATGAGCAAAAACGGATTGAGGCGGCTCTAGAAGAGTGAAGGGCAACAATGATGACTCGACAGAAATCAGGATTTCCTACCGACGGACGCAATCATCATGCGGGCATCAGAAACGAAGCAGACATCGCAGCACTCTGGACCACCTCTCCTCCTCCCTTCTTCACATCTATCTACGGCACCAATATCCAGTTCATCCACCGCGGAGGCACACACGCGGTCTCCGACATCGACATCGTCCACAGCCCGGACAAGACTGTTTCCGACGGCATATCGCTCAAGAGACACAAGAGCGGCACGTACGACTACATAAACACGTCACGCGTCTCGGACTTCCTCGACGACTTCGATCTCAAGACTACCCTAGCCGGTCTTCGTACAGCCGGTCTTTCAGAGACAGAAACGCGCAAGCAGGTCACACACTGCCTCGCGAACACTCTGACGGAACTGAAGTCTTCTCACATCAAGACACTTCTCGAGACGTGTACTCGCCGTTCACCTCGGTGGATGTGCGTGAACGATCTGGAGACCCGGCGTCTCATTGTCTTCGAGCACTCCGAGATTGACGCCTTCCAGGTACGCGAGGACGACGAGTTCTTCCTGAAGTCCACTCCTCGCGCACGGACTTCGGCCACTATCTGGCGCCGGCG